CAATTTCAATGACAGATAAATAATTGTAAACATAACAAAGATGGCATACAAAGAAGAACTTAATAATTCTGAGACAATTTATGAACTGCCTTTCAGTCTTTTGAATCATTTAGAAACGGATACTCATTTAGAATCATCAACTACTTATGCACATCCTGAGATTGAGAACTTAAAGCACCAACCTAATGTGAAAGCACTCTTCTCATTAAATATAGATTCTATAAGATTACCTGCGAGGATCAATTATCCATTAATACCATATACTGACTCATTGAAGAACTACATCTTAACTGGAGATGAAAAATCAGCATGTCGTTTGCATAGTCATCATCATAGTCATTTAAAGATAATAAAAGAGACAATGAGTCAGATAAACATTCCTTTGTCAATAAAAGAGAAGTCATGTGTTTTTGACATAAATATCCTTAGAAAAATGGCAACAGAAAAATATTCTAAGAGAACATCCATCTCAAATCTTGCTGCACTTGCATTTGCAGCTAGAGCAACTTCTCATGATCTGAACATAACTGCAATGACAGACTTAGGGTTTTCACACCACACTCAAACTGAGTCTGAATATATGTCTTTTTTATTGGCAATACAAAGATTGAGAGCATTATTAGTTAAACTAAAGAAAACTGATATCGTATCTATGGATACTGATATATTGACGGACCCCGAACCTAAACTGACATTATACAATAATTATTCATATAGTTACACTGCTATCTCTGATGAATACACCTTTATATTAATTGTTGCAGGGGGTCATTTTCGCATTTACCACTCTAATCAGGACTGTTGGTTTGCTGGGGCTATCACCTATCTAGATTATATGTTCACAACGGCTGATATAATGAACAATATTGAGATAATAAGTACATCTGCAGAATATTCATGGGCAGTTGATTTTCTTACTATATTGCAAAAATTGAGTAGTATTCCTATTGAGCATAATATCATTGTCGAATTTATGAAAAATCTGGAGGGCTTCTTATTGAACATCTCTGATTATGATACAAAATATGCAATGAATTGGAAGCCCTTGTTAGAAATTTCATATGAATTATGGAAGTTAGATAAAATCATATCTAATGTTGATTATGAATTCAAAACTATACTATTAATGATTGACAATAAAGTGAATGTAAGAGTAAAAAAATCTATATTATCAGACATAATCCTGTCCGTTAGGAATCTAGAACGGCAAAGAATTCAAGAATTATCATCATTACACAAGTTTATTTATTATGCGGAAGTTGATTCTGAAGCTGGTGTCTCCAAATTCCTGAAACGTGTTCATACACCTCGTAAAATAGATCAGGCAGCTGTAAAAAATATAACTAGGTTAGCAAAACAACTCTTTTTTTTATCATATCTAATGAAACACAAAATACTACCCAATCTAGAAGGACCACAAGATAAGACTCAGATCCTTAGATTACATGGAAATAAAGGAAGATCTGATGTGATTAAGACCTTACCTTTAAGTTGGTGGGATGACATTAAGATATATAATTGTATGGATAATACATTGACTGGGGATGCGTTAGAATTTGCAAAAGACAAAGGTGCTCTCAAAAGGGAGATCCATCTAGGTCCGGGTGATAGTCGAAAAGAATTACTCCAAGTTATAGAATTACAAGATTATAAATTGAAAGATTTTTTTTCAAGAGGGCCATTTATCCCGAAATCTCAAGCCATATACAGAACAACAAGTAGCAGGAACGAGATGCATTTTAATAACCCGGTAAGATTAATTCCGAAAGAACGAGAACAAAAAATAGAAGCTAGATTATTTGCTAATGGAGAATTATCTGATAAGCATGCATTAAGTCTAGTTACTACTCAGATGAAGAAAGTTCTAAGTTATTTTGATGAGCAGATGATGACTCCATCGGATAAATCAAGAAAGAATTTATTACATAAGGCTGCTCAATCTTTAATTCATGAGACAAATTATTCACTATTACTTGATATCGAGGGGCATAATCAGTCAATGCAGGCAGAAAACACCCGTGAATTAAGTGAATTTTGTGGTAATCTCTTTGGGTTTGATGGATGGGGAACTTTACCTGATTATTTTTCAACCATAGATGTATATCATTATGATGAGTATGAGGACAATGTAATATTGAGTAATGGTCAATTGGGAGGAATAGAAGGCTGGCTTAATCCTCTTTGGACCTTGCATACAACTTTAATGATGAAATTGATCAGGCACATGACGGACATAGAAATCGAACAGATTATGGTATACTCTGACGATGTAGATTCTATAATAAGAATTGAGCAACCTACAGAAAATACAATACAATCTATATTCAATAAGGTAATCTCCCATTGCGGCAAATTTGGGATGATTGTAAAAATGAATCAGACTAACTTATCTAAGCACAGAGTTACCATGTTACGACAACATTATTCGCATGGTATTAGAGCAGATTCGACATTGAAGAAATTGATATCAACTAGTGGTGCAAATAATTCTATGATTATGTCAGAAGAAATTGAGATAGCAGGTATTTGCTCTTCAGTTTCATCTGCATTAGAATTGAGTAATCATAGTGAAACTTGCTGTTATCTAAAAAATTATAAAATAGGCCTGTTACTTGTAAGATTACCACATATAATACTTTCGAAGCCTATGACTACAGGGCCAATATCAGAGATTGGGCTACCGAAGAATTTAGTGAACTTAATTTACCATGTTAAAGATGATATCACATATCTAATAGGTGACACATTTGAGAAATCATTAGATTCTACCTTAAATGATGTTTCAAGATATTTGAACAGACATAAAAAGTCCATTAATAAGAATTTACTCTCACCAATCCTGAGTGAGATTTATGGAACCAGCATTTCAAAAGAGAGATTTATAGACAGTCCGGAAAGACTATTTTATCTGCAGATATATGATGATTTTTTAAAGGATTTATTGTTCTTCTGGACATATCTCCCTGCTTCCTTGGGAGGACTCGGCGGAATTCTACATGTAGACCTGATGTTGTCTGGACAAAGTAGCGGATTTTCCAAAGCCATTCATTATTTACACCAGTGGATTATAAATTATTCTTCAAATTCTAAATATTTTCTGGATTATTTAACTATAACCTTATCTGTTGACTTAACTAAGGAAATCAATTCAGATGAGGCTAGAATATTAAGTTCAACATGGCCATGTGATAGGACAATCACAACAGCAACAACTAGTATCTCACAGTCGATAGAATCCATGGTTGTCAAGAAAACTAAAAATATAAATGTGTTAACCCTTGTAAAACTGAAATCTGATAAGATTCCTCTGTCAAATGATATAATTAATATATTTAGACCTAATTTCCATACTCGTATTGCTCAATTTTATTATGAGAATACATCCATCCATTTCTTAGACTTGCTTATTAATAAGATTGAAACCAGTTCAGGGCTATTAACAGCTATAAAATCGTTATCCAAGTTACGGAATTCATTAGCTGGTAGAATGCTAGAAAATATAAAGATAACTAGTAAGATTAATAGAACAACATATGGTAACATCAACGCAGAAACAGATACAGTAGAATATCTTCTAGAGAGAAGATGCAACATGTTTCCCACCATAATTTTCAACAAAACAGAAGAATTATTGTATGACAATAAACTGGAAGAGGTGACTACACATCCTTATTTACTCAGTATAAGAAGAGGAAGCCCTATGCATTATGATAAAGGATTGAGAGTGTATGATGATCCACATATGGGAAATGAGATTAGGTACAAGGGGGAATTGATTGATGATGATCGAATGTTAGGTAATAAAGAAGAATTCCTTGTTGCAAAATTGATGGCTGTTACTAAATGGTTCATGACAAAATCAAAGTCAAATATTACGGATTTAAGGGAGGATATGGAATATGACTGTATTATAGCATGTAACCTTTCTATATCAACACTGACTGGACAAAACTATCATAATTTAATGAAATATACTCCAAACGAGACAGGGGGAGAAATATTGCATCGGATTCCGAATGTAAGGTTCAGCACAAGCACATATTTGAGGGCAGAAATGAATACTTCCTTGGAATATACTGCCGAGATAAATCAAAAGTGTGTACATGATCTAGGATTGATTGATAGTAACATCAACTTCGATTACGTGAGATTGAGGTATTTACTGGCTGCTGTTGTGAAAGACAAATATAGTGAAAAAGTTATACTATTAGCCAGGTTTAGGTTAACAAATTTTGTAGGAATTCATGATGTTCAATACATTTCTCCACAGCTATCACACTATAATTCTACACATGATTATCAAGTGTATGGTAATTTGAGAAATCATGAATTCTCAAAATTAAGATTCCGATTCATGGCAAATTCTTACCTGGATATTGAAGATACTAAATTATTGGCATTAATACCTAATAATCTCCAGGAATCAACTCAACATCTTGTTAGTAACGATATTATTCAGGATTTGATATACAAATATGCCAGATCTCTAGATGCTGAATATATGACTGTTCTACCTACATTCATTGATATAAGATTATGGGAACCTTTAATTTTGAAAATAAAGAAAATAGATTATAAAACTAATGAATTGAATGATGAGTTGTGGATCGACTTTCTACAAGGAAACTTAATTGAGATAATGACAAGGAAGAAAATGATAACTGTAGTCTCAAGAGATGATAAACTCAAATTAACCTTACAGGGACAATGTGTGGACGCTTTAGACAATTATAGACCTAAAGACATAGAGTTTAGAGAAATCATTAGTAGATACACCCAGCTCTTACAATATAGACGAGGAAGCAATTCTATACATAAAAGAATGGCAAAATATCAACAATACTTATTATCTTATGAAGACCATAGATCCAGGATGGCTCGTATTGTTATATGTGAGTATATTTTATATTTCCATTTCCAAACTTCATCGTTGAATTCAGTGTTGATATTTGATGCAAATAAATCATTTATATTATTTAAACAGTCTGGAATATCGACAATAAGCATGTCATTAGTCAATCCTGACATTCACATTCAAATTATGATGTTAGGGATTGACTTTATTCAAAGGACAGCAGTGATTCAAGAAGATTTAATACTGGAAATATTAAATGATATTGCTGAGGATCATAATTTGGCTGATATGATAATACCTGAAAAGTTACCAAATTTGACACCCTGTACTAATCTAATGGGTGATGAGATCATTCCCGAAATTTGTAAGAATACAAATTATGAAATTGAAGCCATTCCATATAGTGCCATGTCGACGTTATCAGAGATACAGCCACTCTGTAAATTTGCACATAAATGTTCAACTATTGGTGCTGATCCCTCAGTTTATTCCAGTATCACAGGATCAGATTCACTCACAGCTCAATATGGATTATTCTACAAAATTAAAAATAAGTTTGATTTAGACAGCTCGACAAATATATGCGATGTAACTGGAGGAAGGGGTGACTTCAAATATGTAGCAAGAGATCTAGGACTAACTGTGAAAACTTACTCGAAACTTGACAGATTTACTGGTGTATTATATCATCCAGATATTGACTTCTCAAAGGAATACGATATTCGACATAATGAATCATTAAAATTCCTATTGAGCTATGATTTTGTTCATGTTGACATTTCTTTCACTGGTTCCAATGAATTGAACATTTTAGATCTTGTCCTACTGTTGGAGTCAAATAACATTGCTTATAGCATTCGATTAAACTCAGTCATATTGAATGGCTATACAAAATCTGTTATAGAAGGGTTACCAATATACACACATTACATCAGTTATCCTGGAGATCGTATAAATAAACCTTATCAAATATACTTAATTGGGATACCAGGATTTGATGAAACCCCTCATGAAGGTCCCACATTGAAGAAAACAGTTGCATTCAGGGCAATTGCATTGTCATATGGAAAGTTATTATCCAAACAAAACCATAAATTAAGGTTATGGACAGATGAAATCAACTCTTCAAGTATTTACTTCCATAACGAATTTGGACCAAACAAAATGATTAAATCAATCGTAGATAATACTACCAGGGCACAAAGTGTTTATTACATGCGTAGATACGTTGCCGAAATTGAAGATGGTGAATTGTTATATTGGTGTGAGGATCATCTATTACCTACTATAAATGATACATTCAAGCATTTAATGATTAATAAGTCAGTCAGCATTATAGGAGTTCTGAAAGATTATTCTAGAACTGACATTGGGACTGTGAGTTCTAAATCATTAAATTACCATATAAAACATTTAGCAGATTTGCAAAATGATTCCGTCAAGGTGACTTCACATATTTTGAGTGATTTGGATCCCAGAATATTAGAATATTTCAGAATACATCATCCACTGCAAGGTTATAGAAGCAAATGTAATGTAGTATTGGGAATGATTCAATTCAATTACCAAGAACTTATCTCTGGTAGAAAGGCTACAGTAACAGAATTATCAAAATATGATAAGAATATTATTATGAAAAATACTCTGCATCAAACAGAGATACAGAGTGCTATAAAAATGCTTATAATAAGTGCTTCAATAAATGATTATGTCTATGGGAGCGAATATTTTCATTACATTATATCACTTGATAATAATTTATCACCGTCCGCACTCCGGGCATTAAAATGTTATCGTTTATTGAGTTACTATTTCCATACCATATCTGATATGATATCTGTCGGGGAGATTAATATCAGAAATATCAATTCGATCAGACATGAAATGGAGGCACGTGAAATAAACAAACAGAAATACAAACCAAGTAAAATAAGGCATATAACAGAATATATCGAGCCTGATAATATTACACAACTAATAGAGCATTCGTTTGACGATTTGTTCAAAACATTAGAATCTTGGGCTGTAAATAAGGAAATGGAGATAATCCCTAATCCAGAAGAAGTAAAAATAGATTTCACAGCTGAAGGGATAAAACTAGATTTCAATTTAGATATTGATGGCCAAATAGATAATATGATTACAAATTTAGGATTGAGTGAAAAGAATAAACATGGATTCATAGATTTGGGGGATGATATAGATACAGAGTTATGGGATGAATAGAATTAATTAATTTGAAATTTTATACTAAAATAGTCCAGAATGGTAAATATTTAATCAATACAGCTATCATAACTTCTCCTCAGTAATGAGATGAGATTACATGTATGCATTGTATAGATTTAAATGAAAGAATAAACTCA